TTTCTAATTAGTTTAAACTCTTTTCGGAGGTACTTCCCAACCATTTCACAAGACTAAATTCTTATAGTCGCTTGTACTTAACGCTAATGTAATTTGTTACCTTTAGTCCTGAAAGATGGCTGGGAGGGGGGTTAATTTATTAATTCTTCTTTTTGTATCATTTTAGCTATCTCCATTATTCTAATCATATAACTTCCAAAATCTGTTTCATTAACACTAGCTGTACTTATACTGTCAATGTCTTTAGCCCTTGAAATATATTTTGCTATCTTTTCATCTATTTTATTCATATTATTTTAATTAACCCCACACGCATTACCAGATTTCCATTTGTTAGACTCTGGTATTATTTTATAATTTGGTTTATTTTTTTTAAATCCCTTCTTCTTATTAATAATAAGGTCAAATCTTTTATTTATCTCATCTCTTTTTTTCAAGAGCATGTCTTTTACTCTGCACATGATTTTTTTTTTATTACTTCCTCTAACCAATCCTCTTCATAATCACACCAGAAGTCATGATGTATTCCTCTTTCTGTCATGTCTTGTTGAAATTCTTCTCTTTGCTTATCAGTCATATTATTTTGTTTAATTAATTTCTTTATAATCATTACTCCAAAAACTTCTTTTGTCTTGATTTTTTAAAAATACTTTTATACATTCTTTGAATCCTTTTGCTTTTAATTCTGGTCTCCAATCTCCAAGAAGTATATAAAATTTTTCATCTTTTACTATTGCTGTTTCTGGTCCTTTATCTGTAATTGGATTATAACTTATATAAAATCCCTTTCTCTTATCTATGCTGTTTCTTCCGAACATATCATACATTCCAAACATATTATTTTTGTTTAATTAATAATATACTTATTATAACTCTTTCAAACAGTTATGCAAGGAATTATTTGTGGGGGTGGGGATAATTAATTGAAAACTACTACCATACTATCGTGCATACCACATTTATCATCTACATATTTCCCCTCAGTATTCCAACCTCCAAATTTTAATCTACCCCTAACAAAACGAATTTCTTTTGCATTTGGTTTTATAAAATCATGAAATAAAACTGTTGATGTAGAAACAGGCAATAATAAAACACATAACTTTCCTTTCTTGCTTTCTTCAATAGCTTTCTTCACAAAAGAATCTTTTAACTTTCTGCTATATGGTGGATTTATAAAATTACTTTTCCCCCATTCAACCTCTAAACCATCCCAGCTCATATCATGTTGAAAAGGACAAGGATCAAAATCAAAGTTAAATTGTTCATCTAAATGATTATAAAAATCATCTGGTGTTTTCCAATCGTCTTTATGTTTTAAGTTTCTGTTTTTCATATTTATTTATTATTTTCTTCTGAAATTTATAGATATGTGCTTTTATTAATGTTTGATAAGTACCTTGAACTATATTACCATTAGGAAGTTCTATTTTTAGTACACCGAACCCAAACTTTTTGTCAAATTCTTTTTCCCCATCCTCTATTATTTTTTGTATCTCATTCATACTTTCTTAATTAACCCCCTGTCTATTAATACTGCCTCTGCTATTGTAAATTCCTCTGGGTCTGGGTACTTGTTGTGTAAGCATTTGAATTGGGTACTTGTTGGGTAGTATTTTAATGTATTGTAATTATGTGGTCTGTAGCTTTCAAACCAGAGGACTACATGCCGAGCGAATGTTATTTTGTTAGAGAGCATGATTATTTAATTCTAACCATAATAATGTTACTGCTTCGGTGGGGGTTTTGCCTTTTTGTGACTTACATTCTGGTCTTAGTTTTTTATTTGGTACTGCCTCATAAGGCTTATCTAATTTCTTTCGATACTGTGTGTGTAATACTAAGTTTCTGTACTCTTCCCCACATGCTTCTATGAGTTCTTCGAGGGTGGGTTTATAGGGCAGTATTTCACCAGACGGGCTCTTCAGATATTTCATTCCCCATGGTTGAGGGTAACCTGCGTCTTTTAATCTTTTTGCTAGTTTGTAATTCATATATCTTTATTATCAATAGTATAGAAGAATTTGTTTATTCTAATATCTAGGTCTTTTTTATAATCTAATCTATCTGCTTGTTCCCTTAAAATTGTACTTTCTTCTTTATATAATAAGGTTGTAATATTATCTTTATCATAATATTCTTTAAGTTCTCTTAATAAGTTTATTGCTTCTTTTGTGTTTTTCATATGTTAATATTTATTATATTTCTTTTTTCTTCTTTTAATAATTGAACAGTCAAACAGTGCATTTATCCCAGAGCCTGGATTCTTAATTTGCTTAACTCTATATCCACACTCCACCATTGCTACAATAAACTCCCCATTAGTGATATAGCTATCATCATGTGTTTCGTCAAGATAATCCCTGTGTTCTTTCTCTAGAAAATTACTAGCTATATGTTTTATACCATAAGACGAATTATCATAATTAAATGATTTTCTTTTAGTTAATTCTGAATTAATATATATTTTTGATTTTTTAATATGCTTTTCTGATAATTCTCTTCCATCACATCTATCATAGTCATGTCTATCTATAAAGCCACCACTATCAACTAGGTCTCTTATATTTTTTGTGTCTATTTCGTTTTTAACCATAATTATTTATTAAATTCATTAGCAATATCATCCATGTCATTATTATCTATAATAACTTCATTTCCTACACTATTAAGAATGCCTATAGTGTCTTTATTAATACTCAGCCCTGTATATACTGTTTTTGTATTATGTTCTACTCTTTTTTTCATTGTTTTTTCTTGTACTTTTTTAGATATTCTATATTTCTGTGTAATATATTGACTGAATTGTCTACTGAAATTGTTTTGTGTCATTCCTGCTGATTGTTCATGTCCATTGTCAGTAGCCCAATTAGAATAAACATCTAATAATCCAGCTATATTAATTTGATAATTTGTATTCTCTGGTGTCAATTCTATATCTTTTAAGAATTGATATACTGGTCTTGACTTTGACTCAACTTCTTCTTTAGCATTAACAGAATCATCACTTTGGAAAAATCCCTCTCTCCAATTCACAGTATCTTTATCTTTATTTTCTAATAAAGTTTTATAACCTTGTATAGATAATAGAAATAATCCCTCCATTTCTGTTTTATCTGATAAAATTTTCTTGACTAAATTTTGATCTATTTCGCTTGATGGTATTTCTCTATTTAAACGAATATATTTTAATCGTCTATCAATACCAGATACACCAGAATCAAAATAAAGAACATTATTTGATGTGCCAAAAAATCTTGTATTATGTGTTGTATCTCTTTGTCCTTTTCCTTTTGCTTCTGTTTCAATTTCATTCTCTGTGATAAGTGTCTTTAGATTATTAGCATTAAGTTTTTCCTCTGATATTTCCTCTGATATATTAAGCTTATTACCTACCACTGCTTTATGATTACCAAATTTGTTTTTCTTATTCCCTGAAAAGTTTTCTAATGGAGAACGACCACACCTACCTTTACCAACAAAACCTGATAACAATTCCCCAAATGTTGATTTTGCTGTCCCTTGTTCTCCAACAAGAATATACATAACTGGGTATCTTATAGGTGCAATCATTGTCCCAAATAATTGCGATACCATTAAAAACAAATCTTTATCTGTTTTTTTAGTTGTTTCATCCATTAATGCCCCTTTAAACAATTTATTTAATAAAGGGTATTCTTCTAAAACAAATTTCTTTTTAATATCTACTTTAAAAGGGTATTGATAATCAGTGAATATATCTGAACTATGTTTTATTACTTCATCTTTCTTTGAATCATAAATACCATTAATAAGGTTGTGATATTTATCATCTGCAAATTCTGGTTTTATTTTATTTTTTCTAATAAGCATAGCACCCATCTTTGTTATCTCTTGTCCTATTCTTCCAGGACTTGTCAAGATAGGTTCAAATATATCTTTATCTGTTAAGTAATTATATATCTCGTCATAAAGATTTATACCATCACTCATTTTATTTTCTACTCTTTTAAACCACCTATTATTTAGGTTATCATAAATCCAAAATTCCCTTTGTTGTATGTCAAGGATAATTTCACTTTTATTATTATTTAAGAATTCAATATAATTAAAAGCTAATCTATCAACAAAGCCTTGCTTCTTTTTAAAGTCTTGTATCTTTTCTATCTTAGTCATGATTACATAAATTAACCCCCCTAACCTCTTGATATTTTGCACCTACAAGATAAGCTATTGCCTCATAAAACATTAGATTATCTCTTTTCATAATGAAACCTATCGTATCATGTGTTTCATCACATACAAAACATTTAACGAAATTCTTGTCTTCTTTTAAAGACAGTGAGGCGTTTGTATCGTTATGAAATGGACATATAGCCATATTACTACTATTAAAGTCCATTAATGACCTAAAAGGTACTGCCTTAGCCTCTAATCTTCTTAATTCGTCATCTTGTTCTAATGAATATGCTCTTTTATAAGGAGTTAAAGCATTACTTTCTTTTAAAGTAAATTTAATATCGTGGTGTGATTTAAAACCATCTACAATTTTAGTTGCTTCATTAAATTTCTTCCTCACAATTTCAATATCATTATTAAGAATAAAATCATTAAGATCTCCATTAATTCCTGTTTCCTCATCCGTGAGAAATACAAACTTAGCTTCTGGGAATGTTTTGTATATCTTAGCCATTCCTTTATGTCCTGCAATATCATTATCAAAGCATATATATATATCTTTACCATTTAAACTTTCTACCATATCTGGTGTATAGTTTGACATAACCCCTGTGGTTGATGTGATAGCTGGTAAATTAATTGTATGACATGATAATGTGTCAGTTTCCCCCTCTGTTAAAATTACTTTTTTATTTTCCTTTAAAAATTGAATTCCATATAAAGATGTGTGTGAGTCTTTGGGATTTTTTATTGGCTCTCCAATTCTTCTATATTTTGTGTATAACTTATTATTGTTTTTATCATACACTGGGAAAAATGCTGTATCATCTTTAAAAGATATATTAAATTTCTTTAATACCTTTATGGTAATACCTTTATTTTTCAAATATTTAATCATATTTTTTCTTTATTTAATTGTTAATAAAAAACTAATACCAGTAAGCTTGTCCTGAAAAGTGAACTTACTGGTATTAGTTGTCTATTTTTTACAGGACAATTTAATCACTTTTCAATATTTATTCTATCAAAATATTCTAATATTATCAATATTACCTGTGGATAAGTGTTAAACGACAGCATTATTAAAAAAATGGTGTCGTGGGTGTAATTGCTGTGAAGTGTTGTGTGTAAAGGTCTGTGGGGTTATTGAAAAAAAAAGGGTAACTTTCGTTAAAAAAATGGTGTCGTCGGTTAGCCTTTATTTTTCAAGGGGTTAGGGGGGGTACGACAGCAATGACAGTATTTATTTAAAAAGATATATAATATATATACATATGGGTACAACCCCCCACCCTCGCTACTGGGAGACTGCGATTCAAAATAATGCTGTCATTGCAGTCGTCGTCTTTTTGTGTTGTAATATATAAGGGTATAAACCTCTTGCATTATTAGTAAAAAAAGGTTACAATTTTAATGTTATTAATTAAATAAAAAAGATATGGCAGACAAAAAAAAAGTAGAGGTAGACGAGACTGATTTTAATCAAAGAGTAGAAGATTTTAATAAAGAACTAACCCCTATTCTTGAAAAATACGAAGTAGGTTTTAGACCACATGTAGGATTAGCAAGAGATGAAAGAGGTGTATATAATATTATGCCTGATTTACAAATTATAAGCACAAGAAAAGCTAAAGAAGAAAAAACAGAATTAATCAAAGAATAATATGGAATTATACTTTGGGATTATTATAGGACTAATTATAGCAACGCTCTTTTTTATTGTGGTTGCTTTTTTTCGTTCTGGGATAGATAAGAAAGTAGATATTATAGAACAAGTATTAGAAAGAAAAGAGAAGGGATATATCTTTGAACCAGAAGATGAACAAGATATTATTCGTAAAGAGAAGATAGAAGAGAATAATAAATTAGGACTAGATACACCTTTTGATGAGTTAAGATAAAAAAATATGAATATAATACCGAGAAACAAATATGTATTAGTTAAGCCAGAGAGTGAAGGTAAAAAAACTGATAGTGGTTTGGTTATACCAGATACAAATGAAGAAGAACAAAAATCACAAGGAATTGTTGAAGCTGTGAGTAAAGATTTAGATGTAGAGATTAAAAAAGGAGATAAGGTTATATATGGTGCTTTTGCAGGAGAAGTTATTGAAGATAAAAAGACAAAGGAAATATATAACCTTGTGCATGAAGAAGATATAATAGCTTTTATAAAATGAGATATGGAACAAGATATGGATGTAGATTTGGACAGCCACATGACTTTGAAAGAATAGCAGACACACAATATGCAACTATTGAAAAATGTAAAATATGTCAAGTAAGAAAGAGGTGGAAGAAAGGGGTTAAAGGGAGAGTACATAATGCAGAATACTTAAAAGCCCATGTTAGACAATTCGCTCAAGAGACAGGCCCAACAAAAAGAGTATTTAAAAAGCTTTATAAAAAAGATGAATGTATAATTAAAATATGACAGAATATAAAAAAATTAAATTAGTAACTAAAGATACTTTTGAAGTTATTGAAAGTGCAGTAAATAAAATAGTAAATTTAATAAAGCCAACTTATGGTCCATCAGGTAATAAGGTTATTATTTCTAAAATGATGCACAAGATAGTAGTAGATGATGGTGTTCAAATTGCTAAGGATTTAGAGTTGAATGATCCAGCAGAGAACGCTGTGTTGAATGTTGTTATAGAAACAGCAGTAAAGACTAATGATTTAGTTGGTGATGGAACAACAGGAGCATTGATTATGTTAAAAGGTATAATAAATGAGGTTGGTAAATTACAATATAAAGATACTAGGAAGATTGAGAAAGAACTTAAGAAAGGTTTTGAGGAAGCAAAAAAAGAATTACTTAGAATGGCTAAGCCAACTACAACATTAAAAGATTTAGAAAAGGTAGCTAGAATATCAATAGATGATGAAGAAGTATCTAAAATAATTGCTAGTGCTTGGTTTAAGCTTGGTAAAGATGGTGTTCTTACAGTTGATAGGTCAGGAACAATGAAGACATTTGTAGATATTACTGAAGGAATACAAATAAAAAGAGGATACATTAGTCCTTATATGGTTACAAACCCTCAAAGAATGGAGGCTATCGTTGAGAAACCATATATTCTTTTAACTGATTATCGTTTAACAGAGGTAAATGATATTCTTCCTATAATGGAGAAAATGGCTAAAGAAAAGATATTTAGTTTGGTTCTTGTTTGTGATAATATAGAACAAAATGCTTTAGCTACAGCAATAGCTAATAAAATGGAAGGTAAATTTAATATAGTAGCAGTAAATATACCAGAAGATGGAGTAGATAGGACTAACTTTCTAGAAGATATAGCATTAATGACAAACGCTATTTTATTCTCACAAAATAAGGGGGATAAGCTTGAGAATGTAGAAATATCAGAGTTAGGAAGAGCAACTAGATTTATTGCTTCTAGTGATAAGTCAGTAATTATTGAGCCAAAAGCTAAAAAAGGAGAAGTTAATAAAGCAATTAAAGACTTAAAAATTATTATCGATTCAACTGAAAATAAGAATCAGAAAGAGAAATATATTGAAAGATTAGCAAGATTACAAAATAAGATTGGAGTTGTTAAAGTCGGTGCATCCACTGAACAAGAAGAAAGAGCTTTAAGATATAAAGCAGAAGATGCTATCAACGCAGTGCATTCAGCATTTAAGGGAGGAGTAGTAGCAGGTGCAGGATTAGGTCTATCAAGATTAAAGACATCAAGCCTTATTCTTAATGAAGCTCTAAAACAACCACATATACAATTATCAAACAATGTCGGTACAGAAATGAGATTTGACTTGAAAGAAAACGAAGCATACAATGTAGTAACAGAGAAAACAGGAGACTTTATGAAAGTGGGCGTAATGGACCCAGTCAATGTTCTAATAGCAGGAGTAGAAAGTGCAGTAAGTATTGCATCACTATTAATAACCTCAAAAGGAATGATTGTAGAAAATCCACCTGAAATTAATTAAATATAAAATTATGGAAAATGAAGAAAAATACTTATTAAATATTATACAACCAATAGTAACAAAACCCGACGATGTAATCATCAAATCATCAATAGATGAAATGGGAGTATTATTGACAGTAAAAGTGAATAAAGAAGATATGGGAAGACTTATAGGAAAGCAAGGAGCAAATGCAAATGCAATAAGAACATTAGTTAGACAATTAGGCTTCTCATGTGAGAAGAGAATATCTGTTAAGATAGAAGAACCTGAAGGAATGGAGAAATAACTATGAAATAAAATATGGGAAGAAAAACAAACCATGTAAAGAGATATGAAAACAGTGGTAGACCCACTAAAATGACTGATGAAGTTATAACTAAACTAGAGGAAGCTTTCATGAAATCATTCACAGATAAAGAGGCTTGTTTTTCTGCTGGTATATCTACTATGGCTTTATTTAGATATGAAGAGAAGAATCCTGAATTTCGTGAGAGAAAGAAGATGTTGAAGAATAGTCCCAATATGGCGGCTAAAACAGAATTAGCAAAATCAATAAAAGGTAATCTAAATCAGGCTAGATGGTGGGCTACTAACAAAATGAATGAGGAGTTTGGACCTAGACCAACCACAGCTGTTCAAATAAATAATGAAACAATAACAAATGTTACAGAGGTTACACCAGAAGTAAAGGAAGCTATTTTTTTATTTGAAGATGAAATGAGAAAAGTATTAACAAAGAGACCAGACCAGCCACAGATTGAAGAGGCTGAAATAATAGAATAAATGGATGAGAAATCAATTCAACAAGTTAATATCCAACAATTAGAGAAGCATTCGATAATAGCATGGATATATAACAATAAAATAAAGAATGAAAAGGGCGACTTGATTAACTTCTACGACCATGCTTTTCTTTATGATATATATAGAGATAATTCAGATAATTTAGTTATTACAAAGGCAGCACAAGTTGGTGCATCTACATTAGAGATAATAAAGAATTTCTATGATGCAAAGAATAATAAAATGGATATTATTTATACTCTACCAACTCAAGCAGATGTTCAAGTCTTTGTTGGTGGTAAGGTAAATCGTATCATAGCAGCTAATCCCTGCATGTTAGCAGATACAAAAGACAAGGACACAATAGAACAGAAAGCAGTGGGGCAGTCAATGATATACTTTAGGGGTACTTGGAACGCAAAGGCTGCTATTATGGTTACAGCAGATAGATTAGCCCATGATGAAAAGGACTCGTCAAAGCAAGATGTTATAGCAGATTATCAGGCTAGACTACAGCATTCAAAGTTTAAACAAACTCATGTATTCTCTCATCCTAGTGTTCCTAATAATGGAGTAGATGTAGAATGGATGAAATCAGACCAGAAAGAATGGTTTATAAAATGTCATCATTGTAGGAAAGAGCAAATGCTTTCATGGAATACAGAAGATAAAAGAAGAATGAGTATTGATATTGAAAAGAAGATTTTTGTTTGTAAAGGTTGTGGAAAAGAATTAAGTGATGATGATAGAAGAGATGGTCGTTGGATAGCAAGATATGAAGATAAGAAATGGTCTGGGTATCATATTTCAACTCTTATGGCTCCCTATATTTCTGCAGAGACAATAGTTGATAAATACAATGAGGTTTTATTAGGAAAGCAAACAATGGACTTCTTCTATAATAAATGGCTTGGTCTTGCATATACAGGTGGTGGGAATAGTGTATCAAAAGATGTAATTATGGACATGATTTCTGATGAAGAAAATGAAGACACAGGGAGAATAGTAATAGGAGTTGATACAGGAGTTTTCTTGAGGTATGTTATTGGTAACAAATTAGGATTACTTGGTTATGGAGAAGTTACTGATTATATACCTGATGACATTAATCAATTACCATTAGATCAAACATTAGAATACTTTTTAATAAAATGGCCTCATTCAATAATGGTAATGGATAAAGGTGGGGATATTATAGGTTCAAGAAAACTTCAAAAGAAATACCCAGGGAGAGTATTTTTATGTAGTTATGTAAGAGATAGAAAAACACAACAACTAATGAGGTGGGGAAGTAAAGATGAATATGGTACAGTCCTTGCAGATAGAAATAGAATGATGCAGTTGGTTATTGACGAAGCATCAGAAAAAAGGTTTAGATTATATAATGGTAATGAGAGTGATTGGTATGATTATTGGTTACATTGGTCTCATATATATAGAAAAGTAGAAGAAAATACATTGGGAGTTTTAGAATATACATGGCACAGGTCAGATAGAGATGATTGGGTTCATGCTACAGTATATTGGAGAATTGGGGTAGATAAGTTTGGTGATAGTGGTTTTATACAAAACCCAGTACAAAAAATAGAAAAAGATAGCTATATATTAAATCCAGATTCAACTGTTGATTTTGACCCTATTGACATGTTTAATTTAAAGGGATATGATGAAGAGGAAGATTGGAGAAATGTATAGTGCTATTGATATTAATAATAAGTATGTTAAAATAATTATATGAATCAGATATTAGATGCCTTTGTTTCTTTAGGCAAGAATATTAATAAGCTGAATGGCGGTAAAGCAGACGATACAGAGTTAGGGGTTGTTTCTGATAAATTTCCTGAATTGGAACTTGAAATGTCCGATGAGGATTTAGTAAACCTTACTACTAAATGGAAGAAGTCTTGGGATGACTCTGAAGTAAAATCAACATGGGAGGAACACTGTGATGAGAATGAGAAATACTGGTTAGGTAAACAATTTTATCAATCAAAGGCAGATAACAATAGACCAGATGTAGATAATGCTATATTTGAAGCATTAGAAACTTACTTACCACAAGTAACTAGGAGAAACCCAGAGGCTATGGTCTCTTTAGTAACAGGTACAGAACCAGAAGACCCACAAGAAAAAGAAATGTACGATAAATTCGTAAAAGACTTGAAGAATACTCTTGGGGATATTGCTGATGATTTAAAATTTAGATTGAAACTAAAGAAAGTAGCTAGACATTGGGCTATTTATGTGCTAGGGGCTGCAAAAGTAAGTTGGGATGCAAACAAAGACATTCCTAAATTTGAAATTACTCGTGCTAAAAAATTAATTTTAGACCCAGATAGTACAATAGGAGAAGATGGATATACTGGAAATAGAATAGGTGAATATAGAAAATTAGAAGCTGGGAAAATACTTTCAGTGTTGGAAGTAACAGGTGGAGAGACAGGAGCAGAGAAAGTTATTAAAAAGCTAGTAAAAGATGATTTAGGAACAGAGATAAGATTTATTGAATGGTGGACAGAAGAATATATGTGTTGGGTGTTAGGTAAAGAAGTTTTACTTAAAAAGAAAAACCCTCATTGGAATTATGATAGGACAGAGGCTGGTGAAACACAAGTAGATGAATATGGAATAGAGACTATAGGGGAAGATGTACAAGTAGAAGGACAAAATCATTTTCCTATTCCTAAAATGCCCTATGTATTCCTTGCAGTATTTAATCTAGGAAAACAACCTATTGACGAAACTTCATTAATAGGTCAAAACTTATCTAATCAAGATAGACTTAATAAAAGAAATAGACAGATTGACAAGAATGTTGATAGTATGAATAATGGTATGGTGGTTTCGCTTGAAAGGTCAGGATTAAACAAAGAACAAGCAAGTGGTGTTACAGAATCATTAAGGAAAGGTGGAACAGTCGCTATTCCTAGTGGTTCTCCAAGAGAAGCTATTGATAGGATGAGTTCCCCAGGGATACCAGCAGATGTTTATAATGATAGACAAGATACAAGAAATAGGTTATCAGATATATTTGGTGTTAGAGGTTCTACACCAGCAGGATTAGGAGAAGAAAAAACTGTAAGAGGTAAATACCAAAACAGAGCATTAGACACTGATAGAATTGGTGGTGGTGTTAGTGAATACCTAGAGCAATTTGCTGATGATGTTTATAATTGGATTGTACAACTTCTATATGTTTATGATGATAAATATGCAACAATGGAAGGTAAACCTAAAATAAGAATAACAATTAAAGAGGGGTCATTACTTCCAAAAGATAGTGCTACAATAGCAAATCAAGCTATGGAATTAGCAGCAGCTGGAAAGATGTCATTAATAGATTTATACAAAGCTTTAGAAAGACCTAACCCAGAAGAATTGGCTGCTAATGCTTGGTTAGAGATAAATGCACCAGAAGCTTTGTATCAAGATCCTAGAGTTGCACAAGTAATTCAGTCAAGACAACAAGCACAAGCTGGAGCAGAAGAAAGACCACCTTCAATTTCAATTAGCTATAAAGATACTACTCCTGATATTAAAGCACAGATTTTACAAAAGGTAGGAATTGAATCACATCCTGAGGGAATTGCAGCACATGAAGAAGCAAAAGAATTAAAAATACAAGAGCAAAAAGCTCAACCTATGTCAAAAAATGACATTTAATAAAAATATAATATGGATACAAGAGGAATAATCGCACCAAAAAGCACAGCCAATACTCCTGAAATATTAGATACAGCAACAGCTTTAGCTGCTAACACAGCAAGAGGAGGGTGGCAAATACAAAATTTAGGAACTAATGCCTTGTTTGTTTTACTTGGTTCTGGAGCATCATCAACAGTGTTCCATAAGGTACTAGATGGAGGGACTGGGAATGATGATGGTAAAGGAGTTACTTGGGGACAAACAGAGGGAGTGGTTTTCACAGGACTTATAAGTGTTGCTGGGACAACTCCAAGATATACAGTATTGGAATTATAGTTTGACAGATATTTATAATTTGTTATTATAGATATAAGGAAAGTAATACTGATTACTGAACACAGCTATTTCGGAGTATATAATACAGAATTCTTCAATTTTAATAAAAAAAGATGTTGCTTTTTAGCATCTCAAAATAACTAAACCGTATAAACAATAATAATAAAATGCCAGATAACATAGCGGTGCCAATTCAAAACGAAGGAGAGAATCCATTCGAGTTGGATAAAGAGAATGAAGACTCTTCCTCATCACCAGAGGTAACTACAGACGAACCAGTAAAAGAAACAACAGTGGAAGACCCAGCACCTGAGGGGATTGATAATACACAGGAGGATTCAGACAAAGATATTCCATTTCATAAACATCCAAGATGGAAAGAGAGAGAAGATGATTGGACAGGTAGATTTAATGAACAAGAAACTCGCCATCAGGATGATTTAAAGAGCATCAGAGAAGAATTTAGCAAATCCCATAAAGGAGACGCTGAAGATACTGAAATACCAGATTGGTTTGGGTCTGAAGATAAGGACATGTGGAAATCATTTGATAAGTATTTAAATGAGAGAGTAAAAGATTCTGAAAAAAGAGCGATGGAGAACATCAAGAACGAAAAAGAATCTGAAACAAAAGCTACTCAAGAAGCCACTGATTATATGAAATCAGAAATATCTTCTATTGAGAAAGACGAAAATCTTAATCCAGATGAACTTAAAGTAGACCAAAACAAACTTTTAAAAATAGTTTTCGACAATAAATTAGTAGATACTGATGGAAAATGGAATTATAAAGCTGCATGGAAGATTCTAAAAAATGAAGTTCCAAAAGCTGATACAACTAATAAAGATAGAAAAGCTATTGCTAGTGCTTTAGGCTCAGATTCAAAAGCTGAGAAAAAGGCAGTACCCTATAAAACCAATGAGGATTTTGAACACGACAAACTTTGGTAATAGGTATTATTAAAATTAATAACTAAAAAAATATGAGTGAATTATATGGACAAAGAATTCAATCAACAGTTCAAACTTCATACCTTCCGTATTTAGTGGACACTGTTCTTAATTCAAATGTAATGTTCCAAAGAATAGTTAGAGCAGCTAAGAAATGGAATGGTAGAACTAAAAGAGTACCAATAAAAGTATCTAAAAATACTACAGGTGGTTCTTTTAGAGGATTTGATACATTTTCAGTAGCAGCAACTGATAACAGAGTAGTTATGGAATACACACCAAGTTTTTACCAAATAACTTGTGCGTTACCTAACGATGAAATGTCAGTAGCAGATACAGAAAGTAGCGTATTAGACCTAATGAAATTAACTATCCAATCAGATACAGAAGATATGGCTGATGACCTTGGTACAATCTTCTACGCTGATGGTACTGGTAATGGAGGAAAAGACCCTCTAGGATTAGGAGCATTAGTTGATGATGGTACAGATGTAGCATCTATTGGTGGATTAAGTAGAACTACTTATGATACATTACAAAGTACAGTAACTACATCAGGTGGGACACTATCTCTTGCTAAAATGGATACTTTATGGTCTGCTATAACATCTGGGGCACAAAAACCTACAGCTGCTTATACAACTGAAGCTGTTTTCAATTTATATGGACAACTTTTAAGACCTCAAGAGAGAATTAATAAGACTGTTGGGACAATTAAAGGTCTTTCAGGTGGAACAGGATTTACAGCTTTGGCTTACAATGGTATGCCTGTATTAGCTGATGAAAAATGTACATCAGGAGCATTGATTGCTGTAAATGAAAACTTTATAGATTGGTATGCACTTCCATCTTATGGATCAAAACCAATTTCTTACAAGAGTCAAGTTAAAGGAAATGATTATGCAGCACCAGTTGGTCTTGGATTCTCATGGAGTGACTGGATTAGACCAGCTAACTCTGCATCAGTAGTTGGACATATCTACTTCGGTGGACAGTTTATTACTACAAATCCAAAAAGACACGGGAAACTTACAGGTATTACAGGAGTATAGATTACTAATCCCTTGACCTTGAGTTTTAAGACTACAAGAGAGGGTTAAAAAGAAAAAAAATTATGAATACAAAATTACTAAGAGATTATAATCCAGCTCTAAAATATGGGGCAAAGATTCTAGATTCTGAAGTATTAAGTGGTGGAGATGATTTCACTACAGTTAGATATGTAGATGGTGATAATGGTAGTGATTCTGAAAATGGATTAACTCCTGATTCTGCATTTGCAACAATTCAAGCAGCTATTACTGCTTCTAGTTCAAGAGATACTATTTACATTAGGGCAATAGACCCTGATGCAGATGCTTCTGAACCAGGAACATATGAAGAAGATTTAACTATTCCTTATGATAAATGGGGATTGAAATTAATCGGAATGAGTGGTACAGGGATACTACAACCATTTAGTGGTCCTAAAATTAAGAATGCTACAGCAGTCGCACTATTGACTATTAATGCTCCAGGTGTTCAAATTAAAGGATTACAATTTAATTGTACAAGAAACAGTGGTACTTATGGTATTAGATTACAAGGAGTATCAGGTTATGCTACATTAGCAGGTAGTGTTGGTGCATTAATTGAAAATTGTTACTTCAAAAATGCTTCAGCTACTTATGGTGCTATTAGTGTATATGGTGGTTATGCAACTACAATACTTAACTGTACATTTGGTTTAGGAACTGATGCACTTGCAATCAACTTTGATTGTAATACACTTTCAAACAACAGTATGACAGTAAAATACTGTGACTTCAAATCAAATAATGGAGCTTCAGTAGCACTTCATGTGTCTATGGAAAACTCAAAAGATTTCAATGTAGATCATTGTAATTTTGACCAAGCTACTAAATTTATTACAGTAATAGATGGAGCAACTGGTATAATTTCTAATTGTACTTTCAATGGTGGTTCAACAGCTGTTCTTGCTAAATCTACAGGAAAAATTGAAATTCCAGCAGCTTGTGATGAAGTAGGAGTCGCTGCTTGTTGGGGTGGAGATGGAACAGCAGTAGATGCAGATGGTGCATAGATATTATCAACAATAATTAAAAATAAATTATGAAAAATTTAACAGGACCAGTACAAGTAGTAGCTCAAGGGATTTTTGAAGAAAAATCTACAGCTCAACATGTTATAGGTGCTTTAGTTCAATCTAACGATGGTAGAGCATACAGATATTGTAGAGCTGGAGGTACAGCACTTGTAGCTGGTAATTTACAACAATCTTCAGCAGAAGATACAAGCGACCACAATTTAGCTATCGCTGCAACAGCAGCAGGAGCTACTTCAATCGTAACAACAGGAACTGTTACAGTGACAGCTAATCAATATGCTGGAGGATTTGTTTCTATTGCAGATGATGCAGGAGAAGGACACATTTATAGAATTTCAGGACATGCAGCAGCAACAGCAGCAGTATTTACATTAAACTTGGATGATGAAATTCAAGTGGCATTAACTACAGATACAACTATAGATGTTATCAAGAACCCTCTTGACGCTGTAATAATTAATCCGACAACTGCAACTTCTTCACCAGTAGGTGTAGCAACATTTGCTATGACGGCTGATTATTATGGTTGGCTACAAGTTCGTGGCCCAGCTTCAGTATTAGCAGACCAAACTGTTACAGTAGGTACTGATGTAGTTGCTTCTGACAATGTAAATGGAGCAGTAGAAATTACAGCAGACGGTGCAGCAGAAATTCTATCAGTAGTTGGAACAGCAATGATTGCAGCAACTGATACAGAATACGCTACAATAAGCTTAAGATTACCGTAGAAATAAAGTCCTTATGGCTTTGCTTTGCTCCTTATGGGGGTGAAGACAAGGTCACAAGGCAATTAAAAATTGGCGTAACCAAATACTAGCTTCGCCACCTAGTTAAACAAACTATGAAAACAGCATTATTTTACAACTTTACAAAAAAAGACTTTACAGGGTTCTGGGATGGAAAATCAACTACAATAAAAGCAGGAGAAAAATTATATATGGAAGATTATCTTGCAAAACATTTTGCGAAACATCTAACAAATAAATTATTAATAGATGAAGGTATGGATAATTATACATCTCCTAAAAAACCAGAAGAAGTACCACAATTTATGGAATACTTCAATCAAGCTTTTATTGAGAATGAAGATAAGGAAGAAAAAGATGAAACAGAGGTTGCTACAGAACTTGCTAATAAAAAACAGCCAGTAAAGGGAAAAAAAGTTAAAGGTAAAGAAGAAAAAGATGAAGATAAAGAAGAAACTGACGAATTTCAAAAACTAAACAAATAATCATGACACAAATACTTTCACCAACAAATATAAAAAATAGGCAACAAAAATCTATTTTGGAAGCTAAGGAGAGAGTAAAAAAATTAAGTTTAGAAGAAGATAGAGTTAATAAATCTTTAAATCTTGCTAAAAGTAATGCTATCTATGAAAAGGAGGCATTATTTTTGCTATCAGAAAAACTAAAATCAGAACACAAAACTACAGTAAAAAAACTTAGTATAGAAGTTATTGCTTTAGAAGATAGAAGAAAAGATGCTTTAAAACCTATTAGAGAAGTTATGAAAAAAGCCGATAGCATGTTAGAGGGAGCAAAACTTAAAGAGGTAGAGATAAAAAAAGATAGAAAAGATTTATCTGATATTAAAAAAGAAAATAATACAAGGAAGAAAGAATTGAAAGTAATGGAAAAGGATATTGAAAAGACAACTAATATTCTTGATAAAAGACAAGATACAGTAGAAGAAAACGAGAAAGAATTAGGTGCTAATAAAGCTATACTTAATTTAGAAAGAGAAAAATTTAATAAAGAAAAGCTACAAAAAGAGAAAATTTTAAATGATAAGAAAAAAGCTATAGATTCTCAAACTAAAATTAATAAGATAGTTACAAAAGACCAAGAAAAAAGGGCAATAGACTTAAATAATAAAGACCGTGCTATTAGAGATAAATATAACACATTGCAAAGAACAATTAATCGTTTAAAAAATGACTGATACAAAAAAAGACAATAATCAAATACCAGCTTTATTAGGAACTAGCAATACTGATGGTTCTACCCCTATTCCATTTAAAGTAGTTCCAACAACACATCTTCTTAAAGTAAAAAATGGAGATACTGGAAGCGACCTTTCAGGCGATAATGCCGCAAGGGATAATAATGGAGAACCTGTTGCAATGGGTGTGTCAAGTGTAGATGGAATTACGCCAGTTCAAATATACGCCGATTCTACAACTGGAGAATTATTAATAAAATCAAGTTAAAAAAATAATATGACAAACGCACAAAGAGATGATAATTATGTAACAACTTTATTAGGGGTGTCAAATGTAGATGGGGTTACACCTGTAACATTGTATGTAGACCCAGTAACACATAGGTTGCTTGTTGATACAGCAGGAACAGTTGATGGTTCAGGTACAGCTAATGAATTAACCTATTGGGTAGATACAGACACTGTTAGTTCTTTAGCAGTTGCCACATATCCATCACTAACAGAAATTTCTTATGTAAAAGGAGTTACTTCTGCTATACAAACACAACTAAATGCAAGAGTAACCACAAGTCAATCTACTCCACAATCTATAGGGGATACTGGTGATAGATTAACTAAATTATGGACTACTGATTTACAAACTACAAATGCACCAATAATTGATTCTTTAACAGCTTCAGAAATAGTTGCAACAGATGGTAGTAAAGCATTGCAATCTTTAGCAGTTGCTACTTACCCTAGTCTGACAGAACTATCCTATGTTAAAGGAGCAACTTCTTCTTTGCAAACTCAGATAGATAATATAGATGCACCAACAAGAACATATACAGTTTCTTCTAGTGGTGGAGATTTTACTACAATTCAAGATGCCTTAAATAATAGTGGTGGTGTAGGTACACCTGAATCTGATGTTATGTTTATTGTTTATCCCGGAACTTATACAGATGATACGATTAACTTTACAGCAAATAACCAATGGGTTGTTGGAGCTCACAATATTAAACCATCAGCAGTATTAGTTACTAAAGCTACAGGAATATGCGACTTTGGTGCTTTTACTGGTTGTGTAGTAAAAGATGTTAAAATGGTTATGACATTAGCAGCAGGTGCTCAAGATTCTACTGTTACAGGAACAGGAAGTTGTAATTTTAAGTTCTGTCATGTTGAATGTATAGCAAGTGGAACGATTGGAGCAGGAGATGGTGCAACTTGTTATACTGGAACAGGAACATTAAAGATTGTAGAAGGTTCTATTATTTATACTAATACAGCTGATAGAGCTGCTAGGGGTAAAAAAGCAGTTCTCGTAGGAGCTGCTAGTAACTTTACTATTGATGATGTTAAGTTTACTGTTACAGGAAGTGGGACAAGTTCCTCAATGAGTGCAATAAGAAATAATTTAGCTGGAACAGTTTTGGTAGATAAATGTGATATAACTGTTACAGATAATGGTTCTGATAAAACTTATGGACTAGCCACAATAGATGGTTCAGGTACATACGAAGTAGCTTACAATAGTATGCACATTACTAATACTGGTAGTGGACATTCTGCTATTGGTATAAATGCTGATGCTGATGGTATAGCTCTAACTTATAGAACTATGTATAATCACATTGAAGCAGTTGCAGGTGGAGGTGGTGGAGCAGTAGCTTACTCATTTTTACTTGCTGATTCTGATGTAACTATAATTAGTCAATATGATGACTTAGTTGCTCTTGATGGAGTAAGTAATACAGGTGGAACTTATACATATCTTAATTCTCCATCCGATGGAGTATTACAAGCTAGTGTAGGATTTAATGGAGCTTTAACTGGTAATGCTGATACAGTAACAAACGCAACTCTTACAACAACATTAACAGTTGATACAGGAACAGTAGGACTAACAGGAAATGGAGCAAATAGTTCTGTCTTAACATTAGGTGCTGGAGCTTCATCTATTTCAGGAACAAATACTGGAGATGAAGTTGTAGCAACAGGGGCAGAATTGGACACAGGAACAGATGATGTTAAATACGCATCAGCTAAAGCTATAAAGGATAGTAAGAATGTTCCAAGTGTTGCTCCTAGTACAGATGGTAAGTTAATGACATCTAATGGAACTGATTGGATTAGTGAAACACCGACATTCATATCTAATCTTTCAGAAGACACAACTCCAACTTTAGGAGGAGAATTAGACTCAGGGGCTCACTCAATAGGCTTTACAATGCAAACAGCTACAGGGGACGGAACAACAACTATTGATTGGAAATTAGGGCAACATATGGACTTTACTTTTGGGGCAGCGAACGAAACATTTACTTTCACAGCTCCAACAAAGTCAGGGGTTTATACATTGACATTAAAACAAGATGGTACAGGAAGTAGAACAGCTACATTCCCAGCAACAGTAAAATGGGCAGGAGGTGTAGCACCAACATTAACAACTACTGCAACCACAGGATATGATATAATTTCTTTCCGTTTCGATGGGACAAATTATTATGCAGTAGCTTCACTTAACTTCTCTTAATTATGACTGATTATACTATTGCGAATATAGATACTTTAGAACATGATACAGGTGAAAGTACTTTTAATTCTATGGTACAGATAGACTCTACTCATTATATTCTAGCTTATTCTGGTACAGATGCAAATGGATATATTAAAACCTTTTCAGTAGATGCTGGTTCTGATACAATCACTGAATTAGATAGTTTAGAACACGATACTATTAATGGTACATACAATTCCCTAGTAATGATAGACTCTACTCATTTTATGTTAGCTTATAGGGGAGATGATGGAGATGGATATATTAAAACATTTTCCATAGATGGAAGTTATGTTATTACCCAAATAGATGTATTAGAACACGAGACTACTGATTGTCTTTTCAATTCCCTTGTTAAAATAGACGATACACATTTTATGTTAGCGTATAGAGGTCCTGACTTTGATGGTTTCGTAAAAACATTTTCTATAGATGGAAGTTATGATAACATTACCCAAATAGATGTATTAGAGCATGATACAGATAGAGGTTCTGAAAATTCCCTAGTTAAAGTAGATGCTACCCACTTCATTCTAGCTTATTCTGGTACAGATTTAGATGGTTTTGTTAAAACCTTTTCCATAGACGGTAGTTATGATAATATTACTCAGATAGACATCTTAGAACATGATACAGGTGACGGTAGAAGTAATTCTTTAATACAAATAGATGCTACCCACTATATGTTAGCATATAGGGGTACTAACCTTAATGGTTTTGTTAAAACCTTTTCCATTGATGGTAGTGCTGATAATATAGCTCAAATAGATAGTTTAGAGCATGATACAGATGATGCTGCTTCCAATTCCTTAGTTAAAATTGATTCCATACTTTATATGCTAGCATATGGAGGTACGGATGGAGACGGATTTATTAAAACATTTTCCATTGATGGTAGCTATGAAAATATAACCCAAACAGGTATTTTAGAATATGACATTGTCAATGGTTCTTATAATTCTTTAGTTAAAGTTGATGCCACACATGCGATATTGGCTTATACAGGGGAGAACAACGATGGTTTCATTAAAACTTTCTTAATCAGTGAGGCATTATTAGCAAACAACGCTTTAGCAATGTGTAATTTTTAAATAAATAATATGACAAATAAACAAAAACCTTTAATTTGGAATAATTTTGATACAGGGATTGCAGAACATCCTAGCAAGGGTCATGGATTATTTCGTAATGCAGATATTGATTCTTTCCCTGGAGCTGTAAAACCAAACAAAAAACCTGCTACATACTTTCATAAGATTAATACTGTAACATTCACAGCAGTTGCAGCGACTGATGTTTGTACTGCATCAGATTCTATAGAAGCTAATGCTTCAAACTTTACAGGTGCAGCTGTTTATTTCACAACAACAGATACACTTCCTACAGGGTTAGCTGTTGATACTTTATATTATATTTCTAGAGTTGGAACTACAACTGATGAATTTAAAGTTTGTACAAGTTATAAAAATAGTGTAGGGTCAGCAGCTGATACATTTATTAATATAACCGATACAGGTACAGGAGTTCATACCATGACACAAGTTGCTATTGGAGATATAAAACACATAGTTCAAGATATGGGGACTGAAAATGAATATATGCTTTGCTCTAATGGTCGTGTTTGGTTTGCCCCAACTAGCAGTCGTGCTTATCTTTTAGCAAACACTGCATTAGATACTCCAGATACAGGTGTTAGTAGTGCAAAAGGTAATGGTTTAGTTATATCAAGATTTTCTAGTACAAGTCATACTTATTTATTCGTTTTTAGAAGTGGTAAAATAGATGTAATTAATATCTATAATGATTTAGCAATAGAAGCTCTTGGTTGGGTTAATAGTTGGGAAGACTTAAATTCAAATTCTACTTCTTCCAATAGCCATGAAGCAATAAAAGGGCAAGATGATATTATTTATTTTTGTGATGATAGATATATAGGGTCTATAATTGAAAATGTTGGTAGCACTTTTGATCCTGATACAGGTGCAACTTATACATATAATAATCAAGCATTAGATTTACCAAATCAAGAAGTAGCTTATTGTCTTGAAGAATTAGGGACGAATCTTTTAATAGGAGGTAGGTTTAATAAAATATATCCTTGGGATAGAATTAGTGATTCATTTGATAATCCTATATTTGTACCAGAATATATAATATATAAATTAAAGAATCTAGGTTCAACTATATATATTTTAGCTGGTAAGTCAGGAACGATATACAAAACACAAGGTTCTTATGTGCTAGAACATGTTAAACTACCAGAGCATCTAACAAAAAATAGTTCAACTATTTTAAAAAATGTTGTAGAGTGGGGAGGTATTGCAATAAATAATGGGGACATTCTTGTTGGTGCTTACTTTCCCATAACAGAAGAAAATTCAGGGATATGGCGTATAAAAGAAAATGGAAGAATTACAATAGAGAATATTCCATCTACAGAAGCTGGGAATGTATATTCTATATATTCTAGTGATGGTATATTTTTTATTTTTGGTTATGAGGGTGGAGCTGATAATTTTAGTGATTTAGTTTCATATACAAACGATGAAACAGTAGTACAATCACCACTTTACCAAATAGCAAATAATACAGAGAAAGGAGCTTTTTCAAAAGCTGAAATTGTTTTAGATAGAATACCAACAGGAGGTTCTGCAACTTTAGGTTATAGAAATAATATATCTGGTAGTTTTACAGACATTGGAACAGTAAATGATGATAGTACAAACCAGATATTTAGAATTGAAGATATAGGTCTTACAGATATAGACAGTATTCAATTACAATTAGAAATTAGTTCAGGTAAATTCACCATTCTAGAAGTTAGATTATTCCCATAAAAATATGAATAAAGAAAACAATAAAAACACAAATGAATTTAACATGAACAACCACATTCACAATGGTTTTGATTCTACAAAAGTTGAATATAAAAATATAAATTATAAAAAATTATATATAGAACATACAATACAAGGATTAAATTCTGCTACTGCTACAAATTATGGGGTATTTTGGATAGCACCTTGTGCATGTGTGATTACAGCATTTTATGAAGTTCATCAAGTTGCTGGAAGTGATGCAGGTGCAGTTGTCTTAAATCTTGAAAAATTAATTTCTACTGTAGCTGTTGGGTCTGGTGATGAAATTTTATCAACTGACCTTTCATTAAAAACAACTGCTGACATTGTTCAAAATGGTGTGATAACATTAACATCAGCGTATAGGTCATTAAAAAAAGGAGACAGATTAGCACTAAAAGATACAGGGACATTAACCGATGTCTCGAATGTTACAGTTTTAGTTGAATTAATAATTAAATAAATGTTATAATATAAATATGAAAAGTTACACAATAGGAAGAAATTTAGCAGGGGTTCTAACAAAAAACACAACAACAACAAATTTGAGTTTTTTAGACCAAATGGCTAATGATGATTATCGTTCATTATGTGCAATGCACGATTGGCCTTGGCTTGAAAGATTAAGAACAAAAGATACTATTGCAGATACTGCTAGTGTAGAGCTTCCTTATGATTGTGATAAAGTTCGTACTGTTTCTGTTGATGTTGATGATGTAATTTTTTCTCCTAAAGAAGTAGCAAGTAGAAAATTCTGGGATAAATTAACAGAAGTAGAATCTAGTTCAGATACTCCTGAATGGTGGTATGTTTTTGATAATAAATTATATTTATATCCAACCCCAGCAACTGCTGGAAATACAATAAACATAGTTCAAAAAACTAGAGTTAAAGATTTAAGTATTGCTGATTATACAACAGGAAATATATTAACAACTGTCAATAGTGATGAAACAATAACAGGTTCTGGGACAAGTTGGAATGCCTCAATGGTTGGAAGTTGGATAAGAATAACATCATCATCATCAGCTAATGGGGGTGATGGACTATGGTATGAAATATCCTCTGTAACAAGTACAACAGTTTTAGAACTTGTAAAACCTTATGGAGGAACTGCTATAACAGCAGGTTCAGCTGATTATATAATAGGACAAATGTCCTTACTTCCTGAAAATTTCCAAGATATGCCTTGGATATATGCCTCTGCTTGTTATTGGCAGAAAGAAAGTGATAGCAGAGCAGTGGCTTTATTTACACAACATGGAACTATTGGTTCTGGTTCTTACCTATCAACAGGGAAAGTTCAAGAATTAGAAAAATCTTCATTGTCAGATACAACAAGTTATGTTCTTGATGATGGAGAAGATGACACTATTATTAACCCCAATTTAATTATTAATATATAACATGGCAACAAAAAAACAACCATTATCATTTAGGAACATACTCCCTAAGAATAATATAAAACCGAGTGCTTTTCAAAATGCGTTTGGTAATTTTTCACAATCTTCCCTGAAACAAGCTCAGACTACACCAATTGCTCCATTAAATGGAACACAGAGTTTGCAACCTAAGCAACAACAACAAGCTGTACCTGTATCACCGACTACTTTTCAAGATACATATAAAAATTTATATAAAGACCATTATACTCCTACTCCTACTCCTACTCCTACAATACAGAAACCACAAATAAGGCCGACCACACAAACAACCGATGGACAAAATATTAATGTTGCAACAGGGGGGTTACAAAATCAAAATGTAGTACCACCAACTCCACCAGTAGCAACTCCTAATCCACTTGAAACAGCTGTTTCTACAGCTGAAAACCAATATAAGCAATCATTAGGTCTAACTCCACAAGAAACAGCAACGCAAGAGCAATTAGCTAATTTGAGTGAAAGTTTTAAATCTGGTTATCAAGGTATAAGTGATAAAGCTATCCCTATGGGATTTATAACTGGACAACAAAGGTCATTAGAGAATAGAGCCTTGAATTTAGCTGAACCACTAGAAAGCAAGTTGTCAAGATTACAAGCTAAAAGATTAGCTGGAGCAGAAGCAAGTAAATTTGCTTTACAAAGAGCTGATAAAGCTGTAGAATCAGCGAAACCTGGGGCTTCTGGTGGAACAATAGGTGGAACAGCACAAAGTGTTTATATAGAAGGACAAGACCCTACAGTAGATGCTTATGCTCAAGAATTTTTAAGTGGTAGAATGAAACTTGAAAATGTACCAACAGATTATAGAGGTCTTGTAGCACAAGCTGTATCTGGTAAAACAATAGAACAAGCCCCATCAGAATATAAAGTAGAAAGAACTGATAGGGCAATTTCATCAGTTGCAGGTTTATTGAAAAAAGCTAAAGAAAATCCTGATATATTTGGAAGAACAGCAGCTTTCCCACTACCTGATTTTGCAAGGTCAGATGCTTTCCGTGATTTTAAAGCACAACTTATCCCACTAAAATCTGGAATATTTGTGAATGAATTAACTGCAATGAGAGATGCTAGTAAAACAGGGGGAGCAGTTGGACAAGTTTCTGATGCAGAGGGAGCTAGATTTGAAAATGCTTTAGGAGCATTGGAAATGTCACAGTCTCCAAAAGAATTTATTAAGCAGTTAGGAATTATTCAAGACAGTTTAACGAATTGGAAAGCAGCTATGGCAACACGTGGTGCAGATACTACTGGAGGAGATGATGGATTCGCAGAAAACTGGAGTGAATAAATAAAATATTATGGCATTAGATAAACAAGCATTATTTTTAACAAAATCTATTTTAAAAACAGAAACTGGAGGACAAAAAGACCCCTACAATACAAAAGGGGCTAGTGGTGAGTTTGGGGCTTACCAATTTATGCCGACTACTTATAAGAATTTAGCTAGACAACATTTGGGAGATGAGAACGCACAACCAACAATGGAAAATCAAAATAAGATTGCTTATTCAGAAGTAAAAAGACTAAAAGATTCAGGATATAGTCCAGCACAGGTTGCTTCTTATTGGAACTCTGGGAAAAAAGATGCTTATAAAAATGGATTGCAAGGAGTAAATAGTCAAGGTGTTGCTTTTGATGTTTCAGGATATGTAAAAAAAGTATCTAAAAATTACAGAGATTTATCAGGAGTAAAACAAGCACCAGCTCCTACTCCAACAGCTGAACCAACCCCAGAAAAAGAAGGATACCAACCAACTTTTGAAGCTAAAGAAGGACAAACAATATTAGAACATGCTGGAACTACTATTGGTAATATTCCAAAATCTGCTTTTGAGTTTGCTAAGGGAATTGCTAGATCGCCTTATGAAATTGGGAAAAATATAGGGAATTTACCAGGAGCATTTAAAAGAAGAGTTGAGGCTGAGGGAGGAGTTTTACCAGCAATAACTGAATCAATAAAGGATATTCCATCTGCTGCTTATAAAACATTAGTACCAAAGGCAGCTAAACAGGCGTTTAAAGGAGAATTTGAACAAGCTAGGCAAACAATAGCAGAAGACCCAGTAGGTCAAATAGCACCATTTGTATTAGCTGGTAGAGGATTATTAGGTAAAACCAAATTAGGTAAAACAGTGGATAAAGGAATAGCTAAAACTGGTCAATTAGTAACAAAGCCAGTTGGTTATGTAGCAAAAAAGATTGGTGGAGGTATAGCTAGTACAACGAAAAGCACTATAGGTCAAGCTATAGGAGTTCCTAAATCAACTATTGAAGCACCTATAAAACACCCCAAAGCATTTTCTCCAAAACAAATGAAAAAGTTTAGTGATAGGGAGAGTTTAGGTGCAGAAATTGAAACAAAGATTAATGTAAAAAAAGAAGCTTTTAGTGAAACAGGAAAAGCTTATGCTCCTATAAGGAAACAAAAATCTACTGTAAAAGTAGAGCCAGATTTCCTAGATAAAAGTATAAAAGAAACTACAGGCTTAAAAATAGTAGAAGGTAAATTAAAAGCTTCTACAACTTCTAAAATTAGAGATAAAGGAGATGTAAGGGCTATCCAAGAAACTTATGATTTTTGGAATGGTAAGTTTAAAGAGGGTATTTTAAAATCTGATGAGTTTTTAAATTTCAGAACTGATTTAGGTAAAATGGCTAAATTTGAAAAGGAAATAGGGAAGAGACAAGGGGTTGCTACATCTGCTGGGCAGATAAGAGCAAAATTTAATAAGGAATATAGGTCTCAAATAAAAGGACTTGAGCAATTAGATAAAAAATCTAGAGCACAAAGATTAGAAATAGAAGCATTATCAGAGAATTTATTTTATAAATCTGGAGTAAAAAAAGGGCAATTAAAAGATAATGCCTCTGATATTATTGCTACATCATTAAAAAGTAAGACAGTTAAAAAACAAAATCTAGTAAAACAACTAGAAGAAATATCACCAGGAATAACAAAGAAAATAGAAATATTAGAAGCTATTGAAAATATACAAAAGGCTGGTGGTTTTGGCTCTAGGTTTGGAATTAGTCCAAGAGCAGCCCTAACTGGTACTGCTTTTGTTAGTGGTGGGCCTATCCTTGGTATAGTTTCAGCTATTCTGACTTCTCCAAAAGTAGCAATTCCACTATTAAGGCAGTACGGATTGTTAAAGAATAGTAAGGCAGTAAATGCTGTAATTCAAGGAGTTAGAGAGGGAGCTGGATTATTAAATGAACCAACTAAAAAAATAGCACCGTATGCTGGTAGTGTGATTGGTTCAGCACGAAAGAATCCTAAATTTGGTCGTTAAATATTTTATATATTATCGTCCCAGCAAAACAAGTGAATAAAATAGCAGCACCTTCAACAATTCCGTATTCTGCTAAAAGAACACATATAAAAATAATTACAAAAATGGCTAACTTAGGATTTGAAATTCTATATTTACTCATAAATAAAATAATAACAAATTATAAATAAAAATCAACATGTCAGATACTAAAATAGAAGTAAATATACAAAAACTAACAGACTCAATCGATAACGGTTTAAAAAATGTTGGTGAGAAGATAGGAGCAATGAACGAAACCATTAAAGTACATAATGGAAGACTCTCTAAAGTTGAAAGAGAAGAAATAATTAATAACATAACTCTTTATGGGAATGATGGTGACGGTGGAATGAAAAAAGATATAGAGGAAATTAAGGTATCAGTTGGTTATATTAAATCTTTAAAAACGGTTCTTTATGTATTAGCTGCTATTATTTTTGGTGGTGGTGGGATTGGATTATTTATAATTAATGCTTCTTTCGAACAATATCTTAAAAATTCTGATATAATAAAACAATTAAGCTCTTATCATAATATAGAATAATATGAAATATTTAAGTATAAATATAATATTTATGTTAGTATTAATAGTGAGTAATATATACTTTATTAATTTTTCAGTAGAAAAAGAAGTATCTAGTTACTTTATAATAGATGAATAAGATGAAAATAAAATTTAAAAAGGGGGTTACTCTTTCTGAAAAAGGAATGAAATCTATTTTTGGAAGAATAAAAAAACCTAAACAAATTAAAAAGAAGTACCCAGGTAAAAAAACATACTTGGCTTAATAATAAAATTATGAAATATTCAAAAACATTTATAGCAAATATAGTAACAGTATTAGTATTCGTTTTACCATTGTTTGGTTTTGAAATTATAGACCAAAATACTATTACTGATTTAGTAACAAAATTCATGGGAGTAGTTTCAATCGCTTATGTTTTCTACGGAAGATATAAAAATGGTGGTATTAATATATTAGGATTTAAAAAAAAATAATATGGAAAAATTTGAACAATTAAAAAGTGGATTAGACGAAGAATTAGATGAAGAAGTGGTGGTAAAAAATATAGAGATGAGAAACCTTATAAAGAGAAAATTAATGTCAGAGGATAGAAAACTCTCTGCCCTTGAACGTGGTGATGCACCTCATATAAAAAAAGAAGATGTAGAGGAAGAAAAATTAAAAATTCAAAAAAATATTTCTAAATTATTAACAATTAATGAAAAGTATGAGTAAAGCAATAATAGCCTTATTTGCAATCTTAGCATCACTTATCAGTGGTGTTGGTTTATATACTTCTGATGTTACGAATGTAAAGTCTTATGTTTCAGAACATGGAGGAACAAGGATTGAAGAAGCTTTAAGAGAACCTATTATTTATACAGGGCTTGATTTTATAGAACAAATAAATGATGTTGTTACAGGTAATGTCTTCAACGAAGATGTAAAGCAAACTTTACAGGAAGCAAAAGATAAAATACCATATTTTAGAGAAAGAAAGCAATCAGACGGGACTTGTACAAAAGAAAGTGAGGATATTCTGACAATATTATCTTTGATTAAATTAGGATTGAAACCAGCTTTTACAGAGCCTTTCTTAGATATAGACCATGCTTATTGGATCAAAGAATATATGCCAAAGGAAGATAATGGTGCTTCTCCACTGCAAGAATATGAAAGTTATGTTAAAAATGGAAGACCAATAAATTTAACAGAACAAAGAACTACTCCAAAAGAAACAGCTTATTCAGAAGTTGTAAATAAAATTGATGAAGATGTTTATAGATTTAAAATAGATATACCTTATAAGCTAGATAAAAAAGGTTATACTGCTGATGGATTATTTCAAGAAATATATGATAACCCAGATACAATGTTTCGTATATCAACTAAAAACATGATGAAAGATAATAAATATTGTGTTAGTTGGTTTTTCACAGAAACACCTTATATAAGAGATTTAACAGGTTGTAGTGCTGTTGGTGGTCATTCTATGACAGGAGTCCCTGTCGGCTTGTTTTTGCTTAATGGGAATGAGTCAGTAGCTATCTACGAATCAACAGGGAGTGTTAATATCCATTATGTTAAATTATCAGTATTAAGAACTGTTTTGACTTCATGGGAAACCTACAAAGTAGTATCTATTGATGATCAGATAGATACTAACTCTGACTTTAGTATCATTAAAAAAGTTTCATTACAGATAAGGCAAACTTCTGATGAAGTAAAATTATTAGAAGAATATTTAAAAGAAAAAAGATATTTTGATTACACTCCAAATAATTATTTTGGTACTTATACGAGAGATGCTTTAAGTAATTATTTATTTAATGAAACAGGTGTTAGGTACTCAGGGAATTATTGGGGGAAAATAAGTCAAAGCACTGTATAAGTGCTTTTTTAATAATTTAAAAGTGATATTATATATATATGGAGAAATTAAACAAAAAAGAAAAAATGAATAAAAAAAGCGAAAAACAATTACAAAAAGAACTTGAAAGTGAAAAATAAACATGATACAATAACAGTATCCTTTTCTTGATCCTATCGTAAAGAAAAGGGGTTTATAATTGTGAGATTGACAATGCTCACTAGGAACAAGCTCTGTCAGAAGCAACTTGAACTGAAATAGCTCGTATGCCTTTTGGCGATATGTTTACAACGAGACTTCTGTGCTTTTAACTGCATATAGGGAATGTCAAACCTGAATGTTAAAAGTATTGATAAAATTAACACTATCGCTTAAGGGCTTCGCAAGGAGTCCTTTTTGCTTTCTTTATGTTATAATAAATATGTGGTGGTTAAGTTAAGTAAAGTTATGTTAAAACAAAATACAATTAAAAATTATACAGAATATTATTCAGGAGAAACTGAAAATAATTATAATTTTGGACTAAAGACAATAGACGGTAATGATAATACAGTTAGAAATCCATCTAATTCAATTTTAGGGGATGAAAGATTTGTACAAAATATACTAAGTTACCAATTAGGAAAGATATTAACTATTGTAGATGCAAGTACACAAGATATGGTTCAAAGAAAAGCATTAAAAGATGTTGTTAGAAATTCTTTCCATGAAAAAGCACATCAAGTAAGTAAGTTAATGTACAGACAAAATTAATAAAACATCCACCACATAAGTTAAGTTAAGTCCAGTTATGGACTTTTCTTTTTATATGCTATAATACTGTAGTGGTAATATTATTTTGTTTAATTGACTTTTATCACGAATAAGACCCCTTTTCTAAGGTGGTTTTTTTATTAAAAGTCAAGAAAATAATGTTAATAAGTTGGGGATAATTATGTGCATATGTGTATAAATCTGCTACCATTATAGTATATGAAAAGTTATTTAATTTCGTTCATAGTTATTATTATAGTGTTTTTTATTATTCCTAATGTGTCGGTTACAAAAGCTGTTGTTATTATAAATGATGATGTAGAGCCTATACCC